GGGAGAATGAAGTTCCTGTTAAGAAGGGCAGCACCGTGCACGTAACTGCTGTCACTAAGTTAAGTGATAACCGAGATCGCACACGCACATACAATCCACCAAGGAAGTGGAAAGCATGAGTAGAGGTCAAGAGTTTTCTCACGGAGTCTGGAAACAAGAGCCATTAATTCACACACCAAGAGAGTTAACTCATCTTGCAAAAAGCCTCACATCTGATAGCCATCCTGATTTAGGAACTGGAAGTCCGCTTAACACTAATGAGTTAGGGTATCTTGCTGGAGATAAATGGTCTGCAGAAGGAGAGTGTGACAAGGCTTGTCGTATGGTGCATGACTATCTTCCTCACGGTTCTCATGTAAAAGAGTATCGAGATTCAAATGCTAATAATTATCAATTTGGAAATCACTATGTGCACCATGTTCCTACTACTGAAGGTATGCACGTAGTTGATTACACGCATCGTCAATTTAATGCACGGGCTAAATTTCCAGTAATTGAACCTCAAGAAAAATTTGAAGCACGTAAATCAATGCAACGATTCTCTAAAAATCGAGATGTGGATTACCGAGTTTTATGAATAATTTAAATCAAAGACAATTTAATATGCCTGTTCCTGAGAATGTTCAGATAAGAAAAGCAGGCGGTAAAGGTCATCTTGAAGGAGATCCAACTGAGAGTGCTACTGGCATGGTTAGGACTGAGCGCTTAATTCCTTTGATGGAACATAGACGTCTTGGTGCTGATGCTCAGCCTTCTAGTTCTAAAGTTATTGCTGGAATTAGAGGAGACATTAAGAGTGGCAAAGGAATTAACAATCCAATCATGGTTGCATATGATCACGCTAATAAGTGGGGCGTTGTTGGTGAGGGTCACCATAGATTAGAGGCTGCAATGGCAGAGGGCGTCTCCCATGTGCCAGTAACAGTTTATCGTCAGCCAGGATTAGGTGAAAGAAAAGAAAGTTCTCTAGGCGGTCATCTAGCCATGATAACTAACTTCACCGATAAGGGAAGTCATGAAGAGCGCATGGGCAAAGAGTATGTGCCTACTAATATTCATCCTGGACACTTTAAACAATTTCAATAAGTGAAGGTATTCCGTCCCTAAACTGATCTACTGGAACTCTCCAACAAGTTCCTGATTTTTCTTGCGACCACCACTCATCTCTCTGACACTCTGATACTGGTAGCCAGCCATATATCTCTACTGAAGAAAAGTACTCTAGGTCGTAAATTCTAGTGCCAACAATTATGGCGTTCTTATTTACATCCTTGCTCCATACAGGGATAGCATCCTTTGTTCTAACACAACGAACCTCAATATTTTGTCCAACATCTGGGTGATCTATACGATTCTTATGCTCTTCATTTGTATACCAAGGAACTGTCCATGGCATTTTGTAAAGTTTAGCAACCGCATACTCTGCAACATTTGATCTGATGTTTGCGTTTAACTCATACTCTAGCCAACCTTGGCGTTTGCCTTCAGCATAGTTAGGGCGATCTTCACTGCCCCACTTCATTAACCAGCGTTCCATGCCCAACTGGGCACAGACTCGAATCTCATCTTTTGTTAGTTCTACGATTTTTGCCATGTGCCAAACCTATCACACTGAGACAATAGCCTTTTACGAAAGGAGCCACATGGCAGACAAAGGAACAGCAGCAGCCATTATTGAGGTTGCTGAAAAAGAAGTTGGCACAATTGAAGGTCCAAAAGATAATGAGACTAAGTATGGCAAATTTACTAAGGCAGACTTTCTACCTTGGTGTGGTTCATTTGTTATGTGGTGTGCAAATCAGGCAGGTGTAAAGGTTCCTAATACCGTCTCAACTGTGGCTGGCGCAACTGCGTTTAGAAAGATGGGCACCTGGGTAGATGCAAAGGATGCCTCTCCAAAACCAGGAGACATAGCCTATTTTGATTTTCCAGGAGATGGTGTAGATAGGATTTCTCACGTAGGTATTGTTGTATCTAACAATGGAGATGGAACAGTTACCTGCATTGAGGGTAATACTGCAGGAACTGCAAAAGGTGATCAACGAAATGGTGGCGAAGTTTGTAAAAAGGTTCGTGGCTACATATCTAATAAAAAGAAGGTCATGGTATCTATTGTTGGATTTGGTCGCCCTAACTACGTTGGTAACGAAGTTGAAGCAAGCGTTCCTGTTTCAGAGACACCAACCTTCCCAGGAACTATTAAACCTGGAAGTAAAGGGAACAACGTCAAGGTTGTTCAACGTGCTCTTGGTCTAATGGCTGACGGAGACTACGGCCCAGCCACAAAGAAGGCTGTAATTGCATTTCAAAACAATCACGACAATTTGGACTCGAATGGAATTGTTGGCCCCAAGACTTGGGCAGAACTGGTCAAATTACTATAAATCGGACATTTTACCCCCATGGCCCCCTAAGAACCATCTGGTATTCTTGGGGGGCTTTCTACTGAAGGGGTGCCCATGACAACCATCATCGGAGTACAGTACGAAGATCGCTGCATCTTACTTGCAGATAATCAAGTAACGGATGAGAGTGGTCGCATCTATCGACATCCACAAATGGCAAAAGTTACCGAACGTGGCGATTTTATAATTGCTGGTTCTGGAGAGGTCTCTCCTTGCGATATTGCTCAACACATTTGGAATCCACCAAAATTAACTGCCAAAGATTCTAAAGATGTCTATCACTTTATGATTGCAAAGGCTATGCCTTCCCTTAGAAAATGTTTAACTGAAAATGGATATGATTTTAATGAGGACCACGATAAATCTAAAGAAGGATTACGATTTCAATTCTTAATGGCTGTTGGTGGAGAGTTGTTTGATATTGATCAAGATTTGGCTGTTATGAGAAGTATGGATGGAACCTATGCAGTTGGTTCTGGGGCTTCATATGCTTTAGGTGCTCTGCATGCTGGTGCTAAACCAATGAAGGCTATGGAGATTGCTGCAAAACTCACAGCCTTTACTTCAGGTCCATACATTGAAAAGGAACAACTTAAGTAACTTTTGTAGGATTATTACACTTTATAAAAGTTACTCCTGATATAAACATAAACATGTATTAAAATAACAACGTCTATTGTAGATACTGTTCTTTTACTATTTTTAACACTTTCAACAACATTTCGACTCCTTCAGTGTCTTATTAGATGTAAGAAGACAAGGTATTTAAAGACTCCATCGTGAGCCTATTTTAAGGAGACACAACTAAGTGATATCACTGAAAAAAATCGCACTTGTTAGTGCTGCAGCATTGACAAGCACAGTTCTTTTAGTTCCATCAGCAAATGCAAATACATTAACTCTGACCGTTAACGGTTCAGCAGCAACTGGAGGCACAGCAGCAACCGCTCCTGTAGCACTTCCTGTTCCAGCAGATAACAGCGTTGATTTAGCAGATGCATTACGAATTGCCGTAACAGGCTTAGATACAGGCACAGTTGTTACTGCTGTTGCTACAAATGCAACATTAGTACCAGCCGTAGCAACTTCTACTGCTCCAGTTACTGCATCCTCTGGAACTGCAAGTCTTTCTATTGGTACAGGAACTGGTACTACTGCTGATATTTTTGTTTATACAAAAACAACTGCGGTAGGATCTGTTGCTGTAACTATCCGTGGAAATACAACTACGTACTACGTGCAAGGAACTGCTGGTGCTCTTAATGCAATTGCACTAACTGCACCTGATTCAGCAGCGGCTGGAAGTACTCAATCATTAAAGGTAACTGGATACGATGTATTTGGAAACTTAAAAGGTGGAGCATCTATCAATGCTGTTGTAAGCAATGGGTCTACAGCCTCTGCAACTACTTTAACAACTGACACTGTTACAGCAACTAACGGAACTAAGACATTTGATGTTGTAATTCCAGCAGCAGGTCAAGTTACTGTAATTGTTTATGCAACTGTTGCTACTGCAATTGCTGGCATGTCAACTCCTGTTGGATCAGTTAGCAAGAACATTGCTATTCGTGATCTTGCAGGTGAGTTAGCAGCAGTCCAGGCAGCACTTGCAGCAGAAAAGGTTGGTCGTGCCGCTGATAAAGCAGCCTATGACTCAGCCACCGCTACTGCAACTAAACAAATTGCTGATTTAACAGCAACTATTGTTACTTTACAAAAGTCTATTTCAGACTTAAAAGCCATGTATAACAAGTTGGCTAAGAGATACAAACTAAAGACTATTAAGTAGTATTTCCCTACAACTTAATATGAGCCTCCTGAGCATGAGGACGCAAAAACTGCTCATCTAAACTTATGGTAGGCTTTGACTATGTCTAAGACTCAAGATAAAAAGAAACAAAGAAAAAAAGAACATGCCGAATTCCTGTGGAATCAGGCTCAATTAAAATCAGCCCTGATTAAAAATCAGTTAGACATTGCTGTCCAAACCTTTAAAGAACTAAGTGGAGAAATGACTGAAGAACAAGTTAAAGCAACTGAAGAACAGACTCAAATTCAATATAAACGCATTGAAGAGTACATAATGAGCGAAAAAGAGAAGTATTTAGAAAGACTAGGCATCCAACAGGACTGATAATTGGTCTATGTTAAAAAAGATATTCTTTACAGTGATTTTGGCAGCCCTCCTCTCCAGTTGTGGCTATGATGGGCATTTCAGATATCCATGTCAAGATCCTACAAATTGGGAAAATGCAGAGTGCAAACCACCAATCTGTACAGCCAACGGGGCATGTCCAGAAGACTTGGTTAGTCAAAAAGAGATAGAAGGAACACAAAATGGCTAAAGAAAGATTATCACCACAAGATTTAGATGCAAGATTAAAATTTATATTAGGAATTACATTAGGTTCAATTCTATTTATAACCGCTGTTGGAATTATGTATGCCCTTATATTTGTTACACAACCAATTACTGGACAGTCTGAAAACGATAAAATGTTCTTTAATGTACTAGGTAGCGTAGCAACCTTTATTACAGGAACACTTGCTGGTCTTCTTATTGGTAGCAGTGGTTCTAATGCAGTGGCTACTCCTGTAACCAATACTGTTACTGAAAGTGTCCCTAGTGTTGCTGAGGTTACAACAGTTGCGGAAGAAATTCCTGCAGCAAAGTTAGACGACCCTAACTACAACTAACGATTATCTGTCTTGTAAAAACCGCCACCTTTAAAGACGGCTGTAACAGGAGAGTAAACTCGAATTAGAGCGTAGCCACATTGTTCACAGAAGTACTTACCTTCTGGATCATTGATGCCACGCTCTTTTTCATAATCAATATCACAACTAACACATGCGTATGAATAAAGCGGCATTACGAATGGGTAGTCATTACTGAAACCATCTGACCACAGTCAACACACGTTTCATAGGTTTTAGCGGTAAATGGGCATGAACTTTTTTCAGTAACAATATGTTTGCACCAAAACGCTTTAATTACTTCTAGTAGTTTCATTTTTACTCCTCCTGGTATGAGTATACATTACCTGGTAAACAGGGCATAATTGGGTTATGCCTACTATATTAGAGACGCACAAATCAATAGAAATTACTGACCGCTGCGATCAATGTGGGGCTCAGGCAATGGTGAGAGCAACTCTGGCAAGCGGAGAGTTATATTTTTGTGGTCATCATGCTAGAAAGACTGGTAATAAATTAGTTTCACAATCTGTTGTTGTCTTTGATCCTAGTGGAGTATTTAACTATGGCAGGCAGTGATTACTACCGTACTGGCAAAGGAATATTTGGCGGACCAGGTGGTACATATGGAAGATATGGAGTAAGTCAAATGGCAGGTAATCTATCTTCTCAATTTGATAAAGCAGAAAACACAGAAGAAAAACAACGTCGTAGATTTGGACGTAAACGTGAGTCAGGATATTCGGGCGCAGGATTTTGGTTTGCTAACTACCCGTACATGATTGGTGCAATGAGTTCTGGTACAGATCCTCGTGAAGGAACAATACCTGGCAGAGAACAAGGAATAAATGATTCAGGTGAATCTGCTTCAAACAATAGTGGACTAGGAAGTGGCGGAACTGCCGCAGGATTTGTTGGAGGATTAGATTAATGGCTCAATTAAATCGTAAACCGTTAACTATAAATCCAAATCGTAAAACTAGAAAACAAGAATTTAGTTTTAATACTAATTTAGGTTATAAATCAAAAGCAAATCCAAGTATCGTTACTTGGGCATCACCTGGTAAAGGCGTACAGGGTGAGTCAGTTAACTCACAGAACACTGCAAGCAAGTTCATTATAAATAGAAATTGGAAGCCGCTATAATATAGTTGGGCTTTAACATTCCGAGGGGAATAATTGAAAATACTGCGTCCATTCGCAGCACTATCTGTAGTACGTAATATTGGAAGACTTATTTTATGTGGAGGAGTTGTTACTCTCTTCCTTGTATTTGGCATGTCTCAAGAGGTTTATGCTGAGGACAATCAAGAACAAGTTGTGGTAAGTCCTGCTCAACAAGCCGTTAACTCAGCACTCGCTACAGCAACTACAGAAGTACAGCAGGCTATTGCAGCCACAGATACTGCCACAGCAGTTATAGCCGCAGCCGTTGTTGAAAAGACTCAGGTTCAAGCAGCGGTAGATTCCGTAACCGTTCTAGTTGCAGTAGCACAAGACAAAGTAGATGTTGCTCAATCTGCCATAGATATAGTCACTGCAATTGATACATCGACTGTTCAAATAAAACAAGACTCTCCAGTTATTGTTGATGCACAAACAAGTGTTATAAATGCAACAAATGCTATTAATGCTATCGACACCTCGACGGCACAAATACAAGTTACTGAATTAATTGCTGCTAAGGCTCAAGCAGACACTGCAACAGCCACTGCTCAAACCGAACTAACACAAGCAAACATTGCAATTGATAACGCCCAAACAGCAGTCAATAATTTGCAAGCCACCATTGGAACTAGTACAAATGTTCTTGCTGGCGTAGATGATGCTGGAGTTAGAATGAATCTACCATTTGATTTATTAATGGGCGGGACTCTTTACAACAATGTTTATGTAGGATCAAATGCAACAGTTACATTTGGTGTAAATGAAGGTAGCACATACCATACGACACCAAATGCTCCGTCAATTTCTATTGCAGGTTGGGACTGGACAACTTGGAGTACTGGAACGGGAATTACCTATGCAACAACTGGTACAAGTTTAGATATTGCTTGGGATCTTCGCCCATACCCACAACAAGACGCTTCTACGCAGATGGTTCAAATAAGATTTAATGCTGATGTAAATCCAAATGATGGTGCATGGATTGCAGATGTTACTGCAACAGGACCTATACCAGATCAAGCAAGATTTAATGTTAGAGAAACAACCAACGGTGCACTTATTCCAATTACAGATACTAATGTTGGAGCAGGTTTTGCTGGACAAATAAGTCAAGGTGCAGCATTTACTCCGTATGTAGATCCAAATACAGAAACAGTTCAGGCAGCGGTTGACGCTGCAAATGCAACCATTGCACAATTAAACTCAAGCCTTACTCCAGTTGTTGCTCAAAATACAACTAATACAACCAACAAAAACAATATTGGTAGCACAAACTTTTTTACTAATACTTTAACTTTAGCGGAATCAACAAAAACATCTCTTCAATCAATATTAGATACTAAAGAAGCAGAATTAAACTTTGCAATTAGTTTAATTCCCGAGGTTGTTGTGGTTCCAGAACCTCAACCTTCTCCTCAGCCTCAACCAGAGCCAATCTTTGAAGGAGTTCCTGATTTTCAACCAATACTTGTTGAACCGCCTGTTGAAACCGTTCTTGACGTTCCTGTTGAAGAAGAGATACAGCCAATCCCAGAACTTGAGACTGTTCCTGAGCCAGAACCAGAAGTCGATCTTGAGCCTGTTCCAGTGCCTGAATTAACTCTTGATGATTCACTTGAAACCTCCTTAGAAGAACAAGAGTCTATATTAAGTGATCTTATGGATAATGGCGAATTATCAGAATCTAATGCAGAAGCGATAGTTGATTTATTGATGTTGGATGGTGAAGTTACTGAAGCCGAAGCAACTGCCTTGATTGAAACTTTTACAGATGGTGGTGCTTTAACTGGAGCAGAAGAGGATTTAATCCTTGATGCTCTTTCAGCCGATGGTGAGATTACTCAAACTGAAGTAAACAATCTTTCCGAGACTCTTTCTGAAGATGGGCAATTTACTGAAGCAGAAAGAGAATTAGTTGCAGAAGCCTTAATAGAGTCTGCAGGTGAAGAAGCAGTTACCGCTGAGGCAATTGAAGAAGCAGGACTAACTTATGAAGATTTACCAGCAGAAACTCCTGTTGAGGTTCGCCAAGATGAAAATGGTAATGAAGTTATAATTACTGCAGAAGTAGCAGCGGCACTTACTGTACTAGAAAGTCCTGCTGAATTTATTGGTGCAATATTTGATGATCCAGGACAAGCATTAACAGCCGTACTAAATATCGGTGCTGACATGTCTACTGAAGAGCGAGAAGAGTCAGAGAAAATTATTGTTGCAGCAGTAATTGCGGGACAAGCCGCTATTAATGCAGCAACAATGGCAGCAACAGGTGCAGCAACAACTGCTGCAGTTAGTGCAGCAGGAACTGCAACAGGGGGAACAACACCAACAAGTGGTGGAGGTGCTGGCGGTCCTGCCGCTGGCAATGACAAACCAAAGAGAACGGTTAGGAGACGTAAGCCGTGAAGATATTAAAAGATATGGTTGACCAACTCTGGACACTACTTGGCATGTTTATTGCCTGGGTAGTTTTAGACGGAAGTGCAAAAACCATAGTCGGATATGCAATTGTTGGAACTTTAATTGCATGGGCAGTTACGTATCCACTGCGTAATCGAGAAGATTAAGGGATTATTTGTTCTTGAGGTTGGGCACTTTGTAAGGAGATGTATGGATAAGAAAGCACTAGAAGCCGCAGCAGGTACGTACCTACGTGCAGCAGCAGCAGCAGTTGCCGCTTTGTATATGAGCGGTATTACAGACCCAAAGACTTTAGCAAATGCTTTTCTTGCAGGTCTTCTCGGCCCATTAGCCAAAGCATTAAATCCAAAGGATGCGTCCTACGGATTTGGCGCTAAGAAGTAACTTCAAGAAAGGTACATAAGTCGGATGACCAACAATATGATAATCACTGTCTTTGCAACGGTTGGAATAATAACCGCAGCCCTATTAGGGCTTCGTCAATTAGTTGAACCTTATAAAGAAAAGGCAGACTTATTTATGAGTTGGTTTGAAGATTTTAAACGAGATTGGTCTGGAGAAGAGGAGTCTCCAGGCCGAGATCGTGTTCCAGGAGTTATGGAGAGATTAAATCGCCTAGACGGAGAACTTTCCAGTAATGGCGGAAGTTCAACAAAAGATGTAGTAAATAAAATGTATGACAACCAGGGAGTCCTAATGGAGGCCTTTGTTGAAATGGGAGAGCGCCTAATTAGCATTGAAGAACATCTAGCAGTTAGCAAGTCTAAAGAACCTGTTTAAGAGATGATATACCTATGAGTATGCAGACCCCGAACGATCCAAACCCATTTGCTATAGCAGGTAGGTTTTTGGCTAGCAAGTACAAGGAAGGGGCACGTTCTCAACGTGACTCTGATCAAATGAACTTAACTCAAACAACTCTAGCAATGCATGCGGCTCAACACGAGGCAACAACTAGAAGCACCGCTCAACAAGCACGTCTTACTGAAAGATCTGCAAAAGCAGGACACAGAAGAACAATGCACTTTGCAGAGAGTGTGCATGGCTTTGCACAACCAGGAACACAAGTATCTGTAAAGTATGGAGATGCGTCTGCAAGTTACACCTCTAAAATGCCAACTCCTACTGCTGTTTCAAAACCAGGAAGAGTTCCTGTTAAGAAAGTAAGAGGCGGAAAGAAAGTTCCGTAATGGCTGGTGCAATAGACAGAGGCCATCAGTCCTATAATGATTTTAACTCTGGTGCTGAATCAAAACAAGCGCCGCTATCTGCAATTGATAAAAAGATTTTAAACTTTGCTATAAAAGTTTCAAGGAATCCAGCAATAAAGACTCATGGTCAGATATTACGTAATTTTGGTATGTACCCACCTGAGTTCTGGACTCGTGCTCAAAACCTGTCAGATCACCCAGAGGTTGACCCACAATCTAAAGAACAACTGTCTAGGATATTTTCTGAACCATCACGTCCAGGACCAATGACTGGTGGGGCACCAATAAATACAAACAGCAAACAGTTTTCTCATGGAGTGGAGTGGTAATGAAATGTGTCAATTGTGACAGACGGGCAATGTTTGAGTATAAGATCTCAAAATTAGAATCTATTTTGTATTGTGGTAAGTGTTTGCCTTCCTTTTTAAATGAGCGTAAAAAAGCAGGATTGTTAACTATTACTGAAGAGTACAAGGAAGATCAAACATCAGCACTTGCGGCTTTAAAACCTGCAACTACTGAATCCGTTGAAGCACCAAAGAAGAAGGCTGCATCTAAAAAGTCGGAAAAATAAATGAAGTTAATTCGTAAGTTTGCAGTGCAGGGCCATGCCATTCCAAAGTCTTCTCATGCTCCTAGGGGTCCATTTCCTCCAGAAGTTTTAGCGGGACCACAAATGGAGCAGGACCTTGAACATGCTGATTCTTTACATGTGGCATTAGATGATGTCAGGTTTTTTAAATGTAAAGATTGTGAACGTATTCTAGAAGAGTTAGAGTTAGAAGAGCATCAATGTGATGAGTGGGATGATTAAACCCTGACATTTTAACTATCTTCTTGGATACTTGCTTTTAAGGTCCCCCTAAGCGCATGGGGAAAATAAACCTCTCTAGAGAAAGAAGAAAAAATGGCAGTAAATAACAACGGTAATCTTTTAGATACCGCAGGTGAAGTCGCTATTGACTTCGTATGGGGAAACTTTCCTATTCAACCAAACGATGCTCGTCCAGATGCGACAGCAAACCGTCTAGACCCAGCGCTAGACAACCACATCATCGCTCTTTCAGGATGGAACGGTTTCCCACAGTACAACCCAAATACAGCAGGAGAAGACGTAGCAGGAGCAACTGACTACGTACTCGTACCTTCAGTAATTGGTTTAACAACTGCTCTTGCACAAGACGCAATGAAGGACGCATCACTTGTAGTGACAACTGCTTCTGGTGCTTCTAACGTAGGAAAGACTGTAACAGCAGTATCACGTACCGCTGGTTCAGCAGTCATGACTATCACTGCTGGAAGCCACGGCTTTGCTGCAGGTAACAAGGTAACAATTTCTGATGTTTCAGGTGGAGATACTGTAAACGGAGTTTGGACAGTTCTTGCTGTTACTAACGCAAACGTTTTCACCGTCACTGGTACAGCAACAACAGTTCAGGCTCTAACAAGTC